GTCTACGTAGAAAAACCAATCTACATAGTGCCCAGCGGATCCCTCCCCCTCCTCACCTTTGAGGCCACTGCATACACAGCGGGCCGCGAATCGACAGGCAAATCTCGCTCACATCCGCTCTACGGCATCACAGCTTCTGGGGCCCATGTGCGCGAACACCACACACTCGCATGCCCACGTAGCTTGCCCCTAGGGACGCGCATCTACATTATCGAAAGGGATACCCTGTACACCTGTGAGGACCGTGGAGGCGCAATTGTAGAAGGCAAACTCGACATCTACATGAGCGACCTAACGGCCGCTCGTTCTTGGGGACGCCGCACAGTTCACGCCTATATTTTAAAATAGCCCTACTCATACTGTGCGTTGACAAACACACTATCCTATGATATAATTATTATATAATAAAAAATAAGGAGTGTGTTCCCTATGAAATACGTTTCTTGTGAAGCCCTCAATTTTACTTTCGAGAAAGAAACTGATAAGGCTATTGCGTTTCGTGGCGAGGGTCGCCTACTCTGGGTGCCGAAGTCACAGATCAAAATTGGAGTCAACGACTCAAATTCTTTTGTCTTCTTCATTCGCTCGTTCTACTTCATGACTCATCTACGCCACAAGCTACACAACCCATACACTAAGCACTATGACAGCTCTACACTAGTCCCACAATTCCGTCAATTCATTGACTCATTCGACAAGGAGGTAGTGCTCGCATGAGAGAGCATATCCTAGGGCAGACCCGCAAGTTTCATGTAGAGGATGAAACATACAAGCTCACAATCGTGAACTTCCTCGATCCCCATACAGCAGTTGTGCGGGTAGACTATTACAAGGGTAGTACAGTTGCGGCTACTCACACAGTTCAGATGAGCGAGGGCGAATTAGCAGATGTTGGCTTCGACATATAAGCATGTTCCATTCATCTATATACGCATGGCTCTCGCCCTGCGCCAACAAATCCATCTAAGGAGAATGTATGACAACTTTCACAATTCTTAAAATACTGGGCGCGCACAGCGTACTTGTACAATGCGGCACCGAGCAGCGCACTCTACACTTCTGGGGATTTTAATATGCAGAAAATAGAGAGAGCAATTCTTATAGGACTTTACTCAGCTTTGGTATTCGGATTAATATATTTATCTATACTAGAATTTGGAGGATTTTAATATGACAAGTGAAGCAACTGGCGAAGGCAAGGGTATAACTGCCGAAGAACTACAATTCATTTGGAACGATATTGCGAATGAGATCATTGAGGAGCGCAAGTATCAAGACAAACGACATGCGTTCCCCTACAACATGATGATGGCTATCCTCACAGAAAAAGTAGGCAAGGTTGCCTACGCTTACCAAGAAAGCAGAGATGAGTATCTGCGTGACACACTTATACAAACTGCGGCTGTATGTATCCGCTGGATTGAACATCTGAAAAAAGACGTACATGCGATCAAGTTAGCGAGGGATACAGATGGAGTCATGGACATCGAAGAACAACAATAATATGCTAGAAGTCCTATGCGACGGCGACACATCATACGAAGCTCGTGAGAAAGCCGAGCGTCTTCTCATAGACTTCGATCGTGTGATTGCACGACAAGTACAAAAAAATGCTATGAGGCACTGGCGCACGTATTTAGATGGACATAATAGACTCCTAGAGCGTATGGATCAATACACAGCCCAAATCCCCTACGAGTCACCCGAAGAGTCCCTAGGCTTTTTACAGCGTGCTGGAATACTAGATAAAGCAGGGAAATTAATACGTAATAACCCTACGTGGAGTGAGGATGATGAGGCATGAGTGGACTAGATAAAATTACAAAAGAGTATGTTGAAACTGACTTATTTCTTACTGAATTAATAAAATTTGCAACCCATACGAATGGTCGCCTTCGCTCAGAATTTCTTACTGATATAGTTTCAGAAGGTGATGTGAAGTATGCACAGGGTGTTAAGCAAGGTCTACGTATAGCTATGGATATTTTAAAGGAGGAAGGGTAAAGTGGATATAGAACAAGTCCAAGATTTTCTAGATGAATTCTTTGTGGCCCTATTATGCAATGCCGATGCCCCTCTACCAGAAAGGGAAAGGGCTCAAGAGTATTTGAGGAAGGTGGGGTTCACATACTCGATTTAGTTATTATGATAGTCCCTGCAGCACTACTATACTTCTTCTTGAGATGGATAGACGACTATACGGAGGTGTAACATGCTAAGCCCTAAAGCATCAGTCGAAGAAATTATGGATGAATCAAACATCATAGAAATATATATCCGTGACTTACAAAAGCACCTCATTGAAGAAGAAGGCTTCTCTCCTTCAGACTTCTATACTGACATCGTGCGCAGCCACGCCTTTGACCGCACTAGCGAGCTCAACTACTTTAGAGGCATACTGCGCGGACTGCACATAGCCCTAGACATCATCGAGGAGCGAATCGTATGAAACTAGAAGTACTTAAAGAGTACGCTGATGATATAGCGCGGCGAATGGGTCAATTTCGTTTTCTCTCAAAGCTAGAGGGTAGAGTTACATGGCTAGATGAGAACGAATCGCCCGCTCATCTCCAACTAAACTTCCTGCACGATGAGGTTGACAAGATCATCAAACTATGGAATGATACTGTTATAGCTAGAATCATAGAAGAAGAAAGATTTCAGAGAATGAGAAAGGATTGATGCCCATGTCCGCTCTACTTATGTTAGGTATTATCGTAACAGGTTTTGCTCTATGGATGCTGGCCTCCCATCTGCGCGAGGGAGAGTGACTATTATATTTTGCGAATGGTGTAAATGCGAAGTACACTACCATGTAAAAAAGAAAACTACAATATTCACCTTCAACGAAAGGGAAATAGAAGTAGAAGTAAAGTATGCCCTCTGCGATACCTGCGGCAAAGAGATAGACGTAGAGGAATTTGAAGACGAAGCTATAGACACTATAGAAAGAATCTATAGAAGAAAGTGGTGCAACTAATGATAACTGTAAACTCTATCCTAGAAGTCTACGAGCGCACAGGGTTGCGGGCACGCCAACACGAGCTATACAAAGAAGATGTGGGCTGTGCGTGCGGACTGGGCGCCCTCCTATATGACATACATGGGAAAAATCTATGGAATGTCATGGGCAACGTAGACTATGAAACAGACCGCATGGCGGAACTACTAGGACTGGACTATAACTATGCTCGTGAGTTTGTCGCAGGCTTTGACGGCACATTCATGGCTCGCCCCAGCACCGACGGCTATAGCGACGGGCGCGCCACATGGGAAGCCTGTAAGAGGGAGGGACTCGTACTTGGCATATCTTAATCACTCACTACCACCATTTACTTGCTACATCCGCAATGAATACCTATACAATCATACTCAGGGTTGGGGCCAGTTCAGTCTGTGCGATGTGCACGCTGTGGCCTCTATTGAGCATCGTGTGCCCCTCTTTGAGGCTTTCCTTGAAAACGGTGTCAACTGGACCCGACGTCCCTTAAACGCCTTTTGTTGGAGCAAGGACGCCAAGCCAGTACCACTAAGCGAAGTATACTATTGGGATTGTCTCTCGCCCTACATCAATGTGCAAATCCGCAACAGACTGGGCGGACTGCGCGGCCAGCTACTCACACCTAGCGGCCTCAAACTCTGGGGCGACTATATGTTCACGCTCGACTGGGGCTGGGAAGACAAAAGCATTCTCGATACCAACTTCAGCGAAACTCCCGAACACAAATGTGCCCACGTGTTCAAAGTAGAAGATGGTAACTTCTACGCCTACCCCAACAACCGCATCATATGGTTTGACCCTGCATGGACTGCGCATCGCATCCAGAGCAACCCTGGCTACCTCATCGACAGCACACTATACAGCGTTGATGGACGACGAAACTTTGAGGTTGCTGATAAGTATATATATGAACAGTCCAATATTCCCGAGTGGGAACCTTGACAAAACATAATAATTATGATATAATGAAAGGATAGATGTGCTTGTTGACTTTTCTTTTTTTCTTTCTTGTCATTTTTTGCTTGCACATCGTCCTATCAGAATAACAAATAAAGGAGAAACACATGAAGATTTTAATTGCATCACCTGTTCATCGACCAGTCGAGCTACCTACATTCATCAGTTTTGTGCGGCTAGCCAATCATCGCTCAACTTACAATAGCTACGATTTTATGTTCGTACAAAACTCACTAGTGTACCAAGCTCGTGAAAGTATTGTTGAGGCTTTTCTAAAATCAGGACATGATGCACTTGTAATGATCGACAGCGACATGACCTTTCACCACGAGGCAGTTGATCGATTAGCTTACTTTAAAAAGCCTTTTGTTACAGCAAAGGCGTTTAAGCGAGTTCCACCCTATCAGCCATGCTTTTATACAAAAGTAGATATTGGCGAAGATGGCAAGCCCGCATTACAAGTCCCCATCCAATATCAGAACAACACTCTTTTAGAGATTGAGGGCGCGGGTATGGCATGTGCCTACATCAGCCGCGAAGTATTTGATAAGGTGAAGGGCCCCTACTTTGATCCAATGCCAGGCCTAGGCGAAGACTTGACATTCTGTTACAAGCTCAAGGAAGCTGGAATCCCAATGTACTGTGATACAGGTATGCAGTTCGGCCATGTGGGCCCAACTGAATTTGGTGAAGAACACTTTGTAAACTACATCCGCCAGAAAGAAGCAGAAGGCGCAGACCTACAACAAATATTCACATAGGGTGTGAGAACGATAATCACTATCACCAACGAGATACAATTCAAGTGGCATATCACAGGGTCTACAGAAGACTTCATTCTCTCCCTTGATAAAGAAGAACTAGACACATATTTTGAATTCAAGTACGCCCAACTATTAACAGAGCTAAAGCAAACATCTGACGCTGTTGACGTCAGATTACTTACTGTGGAGGTAGACGTAGAATGACCATCAATCGCAGAAGACTACTGCGCGGCCTCAACTATCACGTACAAGAACTACTAAAACAAGAAGACACAAAAACCGCTGACATCCTATTAGAGGTCATGACTCAAATCTCTAAGGGTAAATACAGCGAACGCTGGACTGACCGCATCATCCCCAGCTTGGTACTAATCTTCTCTGGTGTTGTCCTAACCATGCTACTTATAGGAATGTTCCTACAAGTATGAGATCGTTCAAGCTGGGCCGCCAACTTTTTATCTTTTCTTTCTTTTCGGGTCGCTTTAAATTTCGCTGGGCCTCCACTCATTATATGAGCGTGCTCACTACTCCTTTCGTACAGTTGATCATAATTGATATTGACAGAATGACTAACCTATGATATAATTATTATATAATAATTAATTAGGAGGAAATTCAATGTACGAGGTAGACAAAGTCCCGCCCACTCTATTTGGAGAATATCATTATGTAGTTCGTCGTAAGGACTATCACAACTTCGACACATGGAAGTATCCAGCACGAGCATTGAAGATTTCCTCTATATTCGACTATGTGTATTTTCTAAAAACGACCTATGGTACTGCAGTAAAAATAGAAACTAATCGTTCTGGTATTACCAACAAGTACCTAGGTCTACTAATCAGATTTAATAGTATCGAAGCCGCACAGGAGCTATGTAATCGCTGCAATGAGGGGGTTGTTACAATATGAGTGATGCACAAAAGCAATTCTTATTAGACAATATTAATAATTTACATGGAGAGGATGTTTCCACCTTGGTAACTCAATTAGACATTAACGCTGACACAGCTCCCCTTGCTAGCTGGCAGGGCGGCTCAACCCCTACAACTAAGAGCAAACCTAAATCAAAAATCAATGACGCAGAGCTACACCGTATCCTTGACGTCATTCGCAAGAACTTTGACGCAACAGAATTCCAAAACAAAGATTTGAGTCCACTCATCGACGGTCTTACTGCTCGACAAGTTCCTTCTCGTATCAAGAAATTAGTAGACTCTGGCTTCCTTACAGACCTTGGCGGCTCGCCTAAGAAATATATTCTTGTATGAGCGAACTATTCATGCTAGGCAATGCACTAGATGATGGTGAATACGACGATGCTAGGGTGCATTTACTGGCCCTAGCGTACAAGTTGAATAGGCTGCGGCGCCTACTCGACGAATCAGATGTAGAGCAAGTAAAGTATGAGCTAGAAACTCTTATAGGGGTAGGTGAGTAGTGTGCCAGCAAACATCGAAACAATGTTCACAGTTCGGGAAAAGCCATGGCATGGATTAGGCGAAGTTTTAGACGAAGCTCCAAATTCAGCAGAAGCCTTGAGGCGCAGCGGTCTAGACTGGACTGTGAATCCAACGCCCATCTATTTAGAACACGAAGGAGTCAAACTCTTAGTAGATGGTTATGTAGGTAATATACGCAGCTCAGACCAATCTTTACTGGGCATCGTATCAGACAGATATAAAATCGTACAGAATCACGAAGCCTTTGCCTTCACAGATTTGCTTGTGGGCGATGGTGACGTGCGATATGAAACTGCGGGAAGTCTAAAGGGTGGGCGTCAAGTTTGGATGTTGGCACGCATGAACCGCTCTATGAGCCTTCTAGGTGATGCCTTTGAGCCTTATCTATGCTTTATTAACTCTCACGATGGTACAGGTGCTGTGCGCGTTCTAATGACGCCTATTCGTGTCGTGTGCCAGAACACTCTGAACATTGCACTACGTGGGGCGCGACGCTCTTGGTCCACACCCCATGTGGGCGATATCAATGCACGACTAAACACAGCCCAATCAACACTAGAATTAGCGGATCGCTACATCGTGCGACTCGAAGAAGAAGCAGATTTCTTGGCTCAAAAGCCTGTGTCGCCAGATCGCTTCAACGAAATTCTAGAATCTCTACTCCCTATTGAAACTGGCTCGACTCCACGTGCTCAGGCTTCTGTATTAGCCCAGAAACAGGGCATCATCACAGCCTATGGGGCGGATGACCTGCAACGATTTAGAGGCACTGCATGGGGCGTTTTAAACGCTGTGAGCGACTATGTGGGGCATACTACTCCAAGACGACAGACTGCAAGTTACAAGTCCAACCGATGGGCTAAGCTGGCTGCGGGGGAAGCTCTGTTTGATGATGCATACGAGTTATTACTACAATGATATGGGGACAACTTGTCGAACATAAAGCTACAGGGACAAGGGGTAGAATTGCCCCTTTCCTCAATGGGGTTGTTGTCGAGTTCAATGAGTTCTTTTCTGATGGAACGTGCATAAAGGTTCGCACGACTCCAGCCTCTACACAAGAGCTAATTGAATCTTGGAGGTTTGTGGATGAAGGAGATACACAGCAATACTCATAAAGAAGTATGTGAGCCGTGCAGAGGTCACGGCTACTTTCTTTTCGATGGAAAGAATGAAGTGTGCTATGCCTGTCTGGGCAATGGCTATCATATATATGTAAAAACAGAGGAAAATTTAAATGAATAAATGGCGAACGATCTGGATTTCAGATGTCCACATGGGTACTAAAAGTTCACAGGCAGCGGCGCTACTTCACTTTTTACAAAACAATAGTTCAGACCAGCTATACATCGTAGGCGACTTTATAGATTTTTGGCGGCTTCAAGCCAAGCTATATTGGAACTCTGCGTTTAACGAAGTGCTAGCTCATGTGATTGCACAGGCAGCCGAGGGTACATCAGTGTTTCTGATCCCTGGGAATCACGATGAGTATCTACGAAAGTTTGATGGCTACACACTAGGAGATATAGAGATAGTAAATGAGTGTGTGCATCGTACTGCTGACGGCCGCGAAATATTGGTACTACATGGCGACAAGTTTGATGGTATAACTCGCTACGCTCGCTGGCTTGCTGTTCTAGGCAGCTGGGGTTATGAAATACTTATTGGATTAAACAGCAGTTTAAATTGGTTGCGGCGCAAACTAGGGCTTCCATATTGGAGCTTAAGTGCGAATGTAAAGAGGCACGTAAAGCAAGCTGTAAATTTCATAAGTAACTTTGAGCTAGCTATTATTCACGAGTGTGAAAAGAATGGTTATAATGCCATATTGTGCGGTCATATACATCAAGCTGCAATAAAGCAACTAGGCGATATCACCTATTATAATACAGGCGATTGGGTAGAGTCATGTACGTGCATTGTAGAAGATTGGAATGGCAAGATGTATCTCCTTGACAAGGATGGTAATATATGGGCAGGAAAATAGTAATTGTTACTGATGCGTGGACGCCCCAAATAAATGGTGTCGTAGTAACCCTACTCAACACAAAGAGAGAGCTAGAGAATAGAGGGTATGAAGTTCATGTTATAAACTCTGAGTACTTTACTACCTTCCCACTCTGGTTTTATCCAGAGATACAAATTGCCGAGCCAGTTCAATCAGCACTACTCTTTTCCAAATTGATGCAATATATTAAACCAGATATACTTCATATTGCAACAGAAGGTACTCTAGGAATGATCGCTCGCAGTTGGTGTAAAAAGAACGACTTTCCATTCACTACTGCCTACCATACAAAGTTTCCAGAATATATCAAGAATCTAATAGGTTTGCCAGAAGAACTAACTTATGCTTATCTACGTTGGTTTCATGGGGCATCTTCTAATGTATTTGTCACTACTCCAGCTATGAAAGATGAGCTGGCTAGTTATGATATACACAATACAGTTGTGTGGTCTCGCGGTGTAAATACAGATATATTTAATACTTCACACATCAAACCGACAGGCGTTCCATATATATTATATGTGGGCAGAGTTAGTGCAGAAAAAAATCTGCAAGCATTTCTAGACTTGGATGTTCCTTATGGTAAAAAAGTTGTGGGCGACGGGCCTCAATTGCCATGGTTAAAGAAAGAGTATCCACGTGTAGACTGGCTGGGTGCGCGAACACAGATGGAGCTACCCCCACTCTATGCAAACGCTTCATGCTTTGTTTTTCCTAGCATCACAGATACATTTGGACTTGTGATGATTGAATCTATTTCTTGCGGCACTCCAGTAGCTGCATTCGACACAGAAATCAATAGAGGGATACTGAGTCCCGAGGTTGCAGCATTGAGCGATAATCTGGAAAGCGCTGTATATAAAGCAGCTCGTTTGAAAGATACAAATGTAGAGATCTGCGCTCAATGGGTAAAAGATAATTATTCGTGGGCCGCAGCGACAGACAAGTTCATAGCCAACCTAGTAACCAAAAATAATTGACAAATCACCTCAACCATGATATAATTATTATATAATCTAAAAAAGGGTGATGAGCATGAATTCGTATCTACGTGAGGTTGCTTATAGATTTTCTCAGGAAGTGTCAGAGTATGATAGATATAAGCCTCGAAAGAGTAGGAAGCAAATACGAGATGCTTACATGACATACGCAGTACAAGAGTTCTCTGCCTATCTAGAAAACTTTATGAGGTCTGATGCGGGCGATCAATTGCTAGATGCGATGCAACGCAGATATGAAAAACCAATCACCCATATAGGCGTCAGGTATGGCGCTTCTGGAGAAAGAGCGATTAAATGGTAACATGGCTTTTCATAGGTAATCTAATATTCTGTGCCATAACAATGTATATTTATGGAGAGTTTAGATATAGAGATGGATTACATGATGGAATTGAACTTAATATTCAGAAGATAGAGAAAGAAGATTAGAAGCTAATCACATACAACCCCTTGATAAAACTGATATAATATGATATAATTATTATATAAGTTAAATTTCAAGGGGTTTTTGTATTTACAAGAATAGGAGATGATACCAATGATAATTTGTAACAAAGCACAATGTAAACTCTGCAAAGACATCGTAGAGTCTAGACATAGACACGACTTCAAATGGTGCAAGTGTGGTGAGATGTATGTGGATGGTGGTAAAGAATATATCCGTCGAGGCGCAAGAGATCTAGACAATATCATAGAATTAAGTGTGAGCACAGATACTTTCGATGCTTGACACAGGGGCTAGAATATATTATAATTATTATATAAGGTGGTGAAACTAGTGACTATTGTATACGGCTACGCTTGCATATCTGCCCTACATCCTGACATTAAAACAGGTGGCGGCTCGACCCTTACCTACATCAACAAGCTGCCCCTAGAGCAACGTGGAGACTATCTGCGTGCCAAAGCTCGTGCTAACCTCAAAGCTCTGCCCCAACTGCTGCGCCGCAATGCGCTCAACAACATTGGTGCGTATCGCTTGCCAGACAGCTTATTGCCCATGGCTGACCTAGGCTATTACGACATAGCCGAATTCTACCCCCTCCTGCGCGAGTGCGGCGAGGTAGCAAACACATACAATATGTTTCTCAGCTTTCACCCTTCTCAGTTCTTCGTGCTTAACAGTGCGACACCATACGTAGTAGACAATGCAATCAAAAACCTCAATATCTTCGCACAGATCCTGCACGCTATGCAACTAGACAATCACCCTACTCTACTTATTCATGTAGGCGCTCGCTCCACATACCCTACACAAAAAGCTGCTTGCGATGCTTTCTGCGACAACTACAATCTTCTTTCTCCTCTTGCACAAATGTACCTTGCGGTTGAGAATGACCAAAGCGCTCACAGCATCGACTCTTGTGTATATATCAATGACCGCATCCGCATCCCTGTTGTATGCGACAATGCTCACTACAACAAAAAATCTATACAAGGCATCAGCCTGCGTGACTCTATACAGTTTGCTCTCAGCACATGGGGCAGCCGCATGCCCAAGCTACACTTATCTTCCGAGCGCAGTCCAGATGGCGCCCATGCCCACGCAGACTACATCTTACAACGTGATTTAGACTCTGTGCTACATGGCATAGGTGACAAGCGTACAATCATCATGGTCGAAGCCAAGCTCAAAGATCGTGCAGTACAAAAAATACTACAGGGGTGATATTATGATAGGCGTAAACTTGAAAGAGATTTTAAACTCAAGACACATAAAAGAATACATTGACACACACTTTGAAAAGATTATGGAAGACAAGGAAATCCTAGCTCTAGAATTAGGATGCCTTACAAGTAGAGATTTTGATTATATAACACCAAGTACAGGGCGCGCATTAGTAGCCCTCGCTATTCTTGTGGGTGCTGGAGATTTAGCCCGCCAAATATGTAGAGAAAGTAGCGCATCTCTTGAGGCTGTATTCAATTCTTATGAAGATGTACTGAGAAGAATAAGTGGATCGAATAGATTCTTATTAGAATTTGTTTGCCATGATATAGACAACTATCTTAAAAATAATGAATTCTATTTAATAGAAAATAGAGATATAGCGTTACAAACAATCAGCAATATTGAAGATACACAACTACTCACTCTCCGTCCCTACCATCGCAAATCTTTGATTGTTCTTGTTGTGGCTTTGGGTGCAGAAATCAATCTAATTAAAAGACTATGTATATTATATGACACTGATCTTGCTGACGTACTAGTTGACTTTGTTTTAACGGATCGACGCATAGCTAAACAATTTTTAAGATTTCGTGACTTTATAAACCCAGAAATAGTACAATACCAACTAGAGCAACTCACTCATGTATCACACCTATACTATCTAACAAAAAATGTAAATAACTTTACAGATGTATTGGTTATGCTACAATTCTTGTGGATAGAGTATGTAGCAAAGTTAGATATGGGGATATCACGTCCAGCAGTAAAAGCATCACTTTCTGGATTCTTTGAACACGTTATAGGAAGTTCCTACACATTCAGAAGACAATTAAAGTTTGTAACTCTTACTCATAAAGATTGGGACAATATAGATATTCAAAATTTATTTGTAGGTCTACAACGTGATGATTTAGAATCAGTATTAGAACCACTATTCTACGAAGATTTTGATCTCTTAATAAGAGTAATTTCAAAGTATGGGCCACTTGAGGTTAAACAAAACACTATACAAACTATTACAGACGAGCAAGTCTTGGGCATGCTAGATGCTATCGATCAATGTTTTGAGTATAAGAATCGACAAGATTCTTACAATTTAAATAAAGTAGCAAATACTATGATGAATATTTATACAAGCAATAGAATGACAAAAGAAATATGTAAGAAGCATTGGGATAAAGTAGCTATATATCTTTCATCAAACGACTACTATAAAACAGAAGAAATACTGACATCATGTAATGTTTCTTTAAAAGAAGCCTTAGAATATATGGGGAGGTAATGAGATGATACAATATGAACAAAGTTATGTTACTGAGTTACAGGAGGTACTTAATCCTCTAATTAAGCATGCTGATATCAATGTTGACATTTCATTATCTGCCAAGATTTCTACATGGGCAAAAAATAAAGAAGCTATTTATAATATGATGGGCGGAGTAATTCGAGTAGAGAAAAAAATCACAGCATCTTTTTCTGCAAAAGAAATACAGGAGATGATATACAGTCTTACAAAAAGATTCTATCGCAGAAAAGAATTCACTCTAGCTTGCTGGTTTTTAAACTCTATAAAAGAAGATGAGATCATGAATAACGCATTGGCGACTGAGCGTGTTATTCTTGGTAAAAAGTTTAACTCTGGTATGAAGGTAAGCAGAGTACTGTTACAGCTTATCCCCGAAGCCAATGGCGCTCGCAATGAGTTTCAAATAGAATATAGTAAAATACTTGAATCATTCGGCAAAGAGCGCACACTTGTACTATCTATTGATCCGCTAGACTACTTTATGATGTCTGAGAATACTACAGGCTGGCGCTCATGTCAATCGCTTGATGGTCAATATAAGACTGCAACACTAGCTTACCTCATGGACTCTGTAACTATGGTTGCATATGTGCTAACTGAATCTGGTAGAAAGTGTTGGCGCCAGCTAATATATGTATCTCCAGCCTCACAGTATGCAATTCAATCTCGACAATATCCAGCTGCCAATACAGCATATAGCAAAGCAACTAACTATTTACTTAAAGAAATGTTTAACTGGCCTGAGGCTAAGCGTGAAAGAGTAGACGTGAGTTATATAATCAACAAGGATTTAATGAGAGATAAAGATGCGTGTGAATTTTGGTATAACGATATTACAAGAGAATCAGTAGATACAGTTAGCGTACTATATAATAGTGCAGAAGAATCTTTTTCAGATTTCGTTGAATTTACTGAACATGAGTTTCTAGTTATTAAAGTAGGCGTTAATTCAATGAGATGTATATGCGGCTGCGGGGAGTGGATAAATAGTGCCGAGTGCTTATTTTCACAGGTACACTTTGAATACAGAGAATCAGAAGAGTGGGAGGAGGAGCAGGATGACAATCAGTAAGCCTAGACTAGAGCTACTAAAATTTATACTAATGCTAGACCAACCTTCTCTACACGACTTTTTGTATGAGTTTCTTATTGACTATTATAAAGAAGAAGAAATCTGGGAGTTTGATGGCAACTATTTGTACGCAGAAGGCGATATCAATGTGTGTGTTGTGGCGCATCTAGATACTGTTCATAGAAGTCAGCCAAAGTCAGATGAGATAATTTATGACGCAGACCAATATGTGCTGTGGTCGCCTGTGGGTATTGGGGGCGATGATCGTTGTGGCGTGTTTATAATCCTCAATCTCATCATGCACGGTTATAAGCCTCATGTACTATTTACTTGGAATGAGGAAACTGGGGGCTACGGGGCTAAAGCTGCGGCTTCTCATATACATCCGAAGCTAGACTTCATGATTCAGTTTGACCGCAGAGGTTCAGGTCAATCTGTATACTATGACTTAGATCATCTTGAATTTGAGACTTACATCAACTCTTTTGGTTTTGATACTCAATGGGGAACATACACAGATATATGTGAACTAGCCCCTGAGTGGAAGTGTGCAGCAGTAAATCTATCTGCGGGCTATGAGCGAGAGCATACATCGAGCGAAACAATATATCTAAAAGTATTAAATGACACTCTGCTCAAAGCGGCAAAGATATTGGACGCATATAGAATTGAGCCACGTGCTTTTGAATATAAGGAGAAGATTAGTTACTCAAAAGCCTCTAGTTCTGATACAGAGTACGTATGGAACATAGCTACAAGTTCTTCAAAAAAGAATGATTCATGGGACTCGTATCCATGCTATGGCTGCAGCAAAGTTTACAAATGGAGCAACTTAAATGAGATGGGATTATGTGATGCCTGTGAGGATTATCGCTTAAATAAAAAGCCTTCATTTTACAATAAATTATCTAGGGGGACTTTCTCTGTATGATAGAATTAAACGTAGAATTGCAACATGAATTCAAAAAAATGTTATCTCATAATTCTTACGTAGCAGAGCACGGAGTTCCTTATAGTATCTTTAATCTATATAAAGAGAACAAAGAGCATTTATATAAAAAGCTAGGCGATTTTTCTGTAAGAAAAAAAATCTATATTGATAGAAGTAGAGACTCTGCCTATAAGAGCCAAGTCCTAGCTGAGTTCCTAAAAAAAGTTGAGGGTTATGGCATTGAATATTTAGGAAGTTTCTTTCGTGAAATGTCACATGTTTCTGGTGAAGAGTTTGCGGCTAATAAATTTAGAGGTATGAAGCTAACTAGATTCATGAAAGACTTACTGCACAATAGTTATCTAGCTACTCAAATTGAGAATGAATATTCTAGACAATTAATGAAGCTCAAGCCTACCCAAGGAAATCTTGTGCTCTCCGTTCATCCTATTGATTACATCACAATGTCAGAGAGTGGTTATAACTGGGATTCATGTCAGACTATTAATGGTGACTATGCGGCAGGTACTGTGGCTCTTATGTCAGATGATTGTACGCTTGTTGCATATATAACAGGAGAAAATAAAAAGGATTTAAGTTGTGGACACTGGTGGCCTAAGAAGTGGCGATGTCTAGTTCATGTAAGTAGAGATCATAATACGTTTGTATTCAATAGACAGTACCCATATCACTCAGCAGACTTAGATGAGCAACTTGCTCTTTTCATAAAAGAGATCTGGTCCGATAAAGATTTTTCACATTTTGCAGAAGATGCAGATAGAGAGTGTATATATAAAAATGATGACTCTGTTCATTATGATGATTTAGATACTCACGCAGCAAGAGTCTTATCAACAAGTTCAAATCTTGAAAATGTACAGATTTTAACTGGCGAAGCTGTGCCATGCTTTTATTGTCAATCTAGCAGTATAATTGAAGCAGATAAATTTCTCTGCGATCAATGTGAGTATAGATACGTAGATTGTGATGATTGTGGGCTTACTATTAGCGAAGATGATTCTGTATATTTAGATGATACTTTGGGTGGCTATACTTTATGTGAGAGTTGCGCTGAACTTCGCGAACAAGAGCAAGAAGAAGCAGAACGAGAGGAAGTTACTGTCTGATGAAAGTAGACCAAATATTTAAACAGAATATAAAAAACATACTCACGAATGGTTCTGTGGATAAAAATCCACGAGCTGTATGGGCTGACGGAACACCTGCGCATAGTTACTTTATAACGCAGGTGTTTGAAACATATGATTTAACACTCAAAGAATTTCCTATTACATCACTGCGCAAGATACCTTGGAAGAGTGCCATCAAAGAAATCTTTTGGATTTATCAAGATCAGTCTAATGACCTTAACTTACTCAGAGAAAAGTATGGTATATATTGGTGGGACTTGTGGGAGTCTAAGCAGATGCCAAATACTATTGGTAAGCGCTACGGTCATACAATTAAAAAGCACAATCAAATTAATAACCTTATACAGGGTATTAAGAACGATCCCTATGGGCGTCGCCATATTATGACGCTGTGGGACTGGGATGATTTTAGAAGTAGCGATGGACTATTCCCTTGTGCTTATGAAACACTATGGGCTGTGCGCGACAGGTACTTGGACTGCACTCTAGTGCAAAGATCGAATGATTTTTTAGTGGCCCACCACATCAATAAGATTCAATATGTCGCTTTACAAATGATGGTGGCCGCAGAATGTGGGTTGAGCGTAGGAAAATTCTCGCATTTTGTAAACAATCTGCACATTTATGACAGGCACGTGGAGGCCGCCAAGGCTTTGTTGGACTTACCAGATCCATATGAGCAGCCAATACTATCTTTTGATACATCTGTGCCATTTATAAGCGCCTCAATAGAAAATTTTAACCTCATCAAGTATGACCCCATGCTGCTTGACCTTAAATTAGAGCTAGCTGTGTAGCGTCTGTCGCGTTAGACGGCAGTATTTTGCACATATATACAATTTAATTTACCCCAAAGTTATTTTTTAAAATCTTCATATCATTTTTCCCCAAATTAAGAGTCCTTATTTTCATTTAGAAAAGAGGACTTTATATAATGGGGGGTTATGATGAAACAGAATATACTAAACGGAGCTGCAGCCGTAATAGGTGCACTTGTGTCATACTTTTTTGGGGGGTGGACTCCGTTGCTTGGCCTCTTCTTCTTTGTGATTGTGCTCGATTATATGTCGGGGCTGGGTGCGGCTGTCATCAGTGGACAGGGCCTATCTTCTTCAATAGGGTTTAAGGGATTAATTAAAAAATTTGCTATTGTTGCAGTAGTTGCATTGTCACATCAGCTAGACTTAGTGCTTGGAACGAGTGTAATTTTATATGGCTCTATCTATTTCTTTATATGTAATGAATTAATAAGTATAGTAGAAAATTATGGAAGAATGGGTTTACCACTTCCACCGCAATTAAAAAGAATAATACATGTTTTGAAGCAGAAAGGAGAATAAGGTGAAGTATAAAATTTGGAATGGAACAGATACTCTAATAACTCCCATTGGTGAAGTTCTTACAGCAGAACAGGTAAAAGCAAAGTATCCTGCAGCAGCTATGAATAATATGAAATATATCATATGTGACGCCCCAATCTCATTAGGTGTATTTATGGAATTTTATCAGACAAAAGATATGTATAAAAGATTAGGTGCACCAATTACAGATGGTATGACAGATCAAGAAGTACTTGATGCTATTTCTTATTTTGAAGAAAATCCCCCAGCCCCTGAACCAAGTGCTGAAGAAAGAATTGCGGCATCTCTAGAGTTTCAATCTATGATGATGTTATAGGAGGATTTATATGGATTTTGAAATGATTAAAAGAAACTATGATAGAAAACTATGGAACAAAATAATGGTTGGCAAGGCCGTTGAGAAAGGCGTAATTACTGCGTCCCAGTATCAAGAGATAACAGGCGAAGCTTATGTATCTTAGACCAGAAGATTTAGACCTACTAATCGAGGTAGGTAAAGCACCTTCTCAAATAAAACCAGATGATGCTATATATTATCAGAATTGTCTTTTTGCTGGCTTAGACAAAGCTAATAAGTATTGGCCTATAGGTCATGTTATAAAGGATGGTAAATATTACCAGAAGTATTATAAAGAACTTCCATGGTCAGCCTTTATCATTCCTTTTGAAGGTAGACCCTATGTGGGTCAAATTCAGGGGACAGATTATAAGCTAGCATTTCTTTCGACACCTGGGATTAAGAAAGATGGAAAAGTATTTATAAATTCAAAGGCAGAAAACACAGCGCCTGATATATTGAGAGCCACAAAACGTTCTGCTATAGGAGTGCTTCCTGATGGAACTATTCGCTTATATACAACACACGATAATATAACACTCACAGAGCTAGCTAATAGAATGTCAGATTGTATAGATATTCTGAACCTAGATGGGGGCGGATCTGTCAGCCCAACAAGTGGATGGGAACGCCCTACTTCATCAGCACTAATAGTGCGGAAAGGACTACCCATGACAATAAAACATTTTGAAACATATGATAGACTCACATCGCCTTTTGCTGAGCGCGTTCATCCTATTACAGGGAAAAAGCATTTTCATACAGGAATAGATCTTGTAAAACAACATAAAGGTGAAGTATATGCAACAGCTCCTGGTGACGTGCTTTTTGCAGCGTTTGCACAAACAGGCACTGGCTTAGGCGGATTTGGCAATACTGTGTGCGTCCTTGACAAGAACAAACATGTTCATATTTATGCTCACTTAGATAGTATTGTTGCTCGCCTAGATCAAAAAGTAGATAAGGGTACATTGCTAGGCTATCAGGGCAATACAGGCCAATCTGCTGGGTCCCATCTTCATTATGAAATACGGTCGAAGTCAAGTCCTAGTTTTGGCTGGAAATTTCATGTAGACCCTCTTAAATACTTGGACAAATATTGGGCCGAAGTTGAGGCAGAAGAAGCAGCCAAGAAAAAAGATTGGCGCCAAGATGGGTTAGAATTCTTGCAAAAAAACTACGGTATTTCTGCTGATTGGAAAGCAACAGACCCAGTTGATATGGGAACTCTAGGAATCATTTTGAGTAGGAGGAAATAATTTATATGCAAAATCGCCTAAAAAATTATGGCCTTTGGACATCTCTAGCCGCACTCGTATTTATGATTCTTCAGAATTCTGGTGTAAATATTTTACCAGAAGATTGGAACTCTTATGTAAATTCAATTTTAGGTATTTTAATTTTACTAGGAATTGTTAATAATCCAGATACAGAAAACCATGGATTTCAAGACGATAAAGCCCCTTAATAGGGGCTTTATTTTTTTCTTGACAGATGCCCTAAATTATGGTATAATTATATTATATAAAAGAAAAAGGTGATATGTATGAGAAACTTTACCATTTCCAAATTTTTATGCACAGTATGTAGTAATGAAACATTTCTTCCACGTAAAGCTTCTCAGCAACGCGAACGAAATCATTTAAAGAAGATTTATTGTATTAAATGTCGAGATGAAATAAATCATATCGAAAAGAGGGAATTTGATTGGGAGGCAAAAAGCGTATGAGGCGTAGATTCTATTATGATAAAGATATGGGTGTTGCACGAGTAGTTCTAAATAAAAAAGGCATTACAGCGTGGGGTGTTGCGCGACTACATCCAGATGACCAAGATTATGGAAGCGAATACACAGGCTTAGGAATCGCTGAGATGCGTGCACAAAAAGATTTTTTACAAAAGCGTGCAAGGCTTAAGCGAAAAGAATATAAGCGATTGCTAGCTAGGGCTGAATATTATAAAAGCCTATATGAATCAGATTTTGAGCGAGCTAAAGAATTAGATGAGGCTATTGGACAATTTATTCAGGACAAGGCTGATCTACATCAAAAACTTAGAAATCCACAAAAACGCACAGAATGGAAATCATTGCCAGATAATTTTTTTGATGGAGCTGAATTAGATGGAAACACTGCTAGAGCGCTGGAGTAAGGCTGAAGAAGAAATGAAAGTCTACGATACACAACTACAAAGAATTTCACAAACACCCCTATTTCAAGATATGCTACTTAATAAAGCCCCAAAAATTTCAGACCCTAAATCACAACTATTCAACAATCTGCCCAAGGTGGTGCGTCGAACTCGTGTTTCAAATAGAAAAACTAAAAAATAAAACTTATATTGTCTATAATAAAAATTATAGATTTAAAGAAGATTGGACATTACAAGCCCACTTATTAGGAATTAATAAAGCTCTCGATTGGATTGCGTTCGTTGATACAGCTTATCCTCAGCAAGTTAAAGTTAATAGAGAAACTTATATATGTGATATTGATAAAGTTTTTCGTGGGCAAGCAGGACTCCGCCTAGAGTTTTTAAATGAAGAGTCGGCCCAAAACTATTGTAATAAACTGAATGAGGTATACGCAAAATGAAAACAATAGTTCTTGTAACAGGTGGTTTTGACCCTATTCATTCGGGACATATAGCTTATTTCAATGCGGCAAAAGCATTGGGAGACTTTTTAGTAGTTGGAATAAATAGTGATGAATGGCTTACACGAAAAAAGGGTAAGCCTTTTTTAACTTGGGATGAGCGAGAATCTGTTATTTCTAATTTAAGAATGGTTGATTTGGTTTTACATTTTGACGATACAGATAATTCAGCAAAAGATGCTATTATAAAGGTAAGAAAACTATTTACAACTAAGCACATTATATTCGCCAATGGTGGCGATCGAACAAAAGATAATATACCAGAAATGTCAATAAAAGACGATAATTTAACTTTTAAGTTTGCAGTTGGTGGAGACTACAAGAAGAATAGTTCAAGTTGGATTCTGGAGAAATGGAGTGCTAAATGATTAATCTAGATTGGGTTTATATAATTTGTTCTGAAAAATTTGAAAAAGAACGATACGATAATTGGGCTAATTGGCTATCAACTAATAGTATAAAAGGCAGCATTGAGTTTTATAAATGGGGCACTGAGCTATCAGAAGATGAAGTAAATCAATACGTAGTAAGAGATGGGACATTAGAATCATTATATCCATGGAGAACTGGCTACCCAATTAGAAATTCAGAAGCTTCTATTGCAATAAATTTTTTAAAGGTATTTGAAGATGCATATAATAAGAGCTATGATAAAATTTTAATTTTAGAAAGTGATGTAATTCTTCACCCTAATTTTATTTTAATTATGAATGAAATTATGAGGACAGTCCAAGACGTTGACTTTAATTGCATTTCTATTGGTTGTGGTATGGGGCTTAGATTGCAGTCAGATGGTCAGCAAGTTATATTATCCCCAGTTGATCAATTTAGATGCGCTGATAGTCTAATATTCAATCGAACAGCTATAAAACATTTTCATGAGAACTTGAAGCAAATTAAATTACCTATTGATGAAGAATTTACAAATGCAGTAAGAAATAATAAAGTTGCAGTATTTTGGCTTGAGCCCCCAATCGCAATTCAAGGCTCGCAAGTTATTGGAAATGAAAGCTCTGTTCAATATGGAAATCCCTATAACTTACAAGTGCCTTGGAGATAAACATGAACATACAACCTTTTATATTTAATTGGCGAGGCCAATATGAAAAAACTTGTAAAATTGAATCTGATTTAAAGAATATTTTTGATAAGGTAACTGTCATAAATAGCGATGATAATAATAAAAAAGACGAATGGGTAAATATAGGTGAAGAATCTTACTTTGCTCATCAATTTTTAAAAGCAATTGAATTATTTGATGGAGATATATTTTTTCATATTCAAGGTGATATTACTTTTGATAAGTGGCAGGATTTAGTAAAAGATGGAATAAAATATTTTGATGAATTTGGATGGGGTATTTATGCGCCCAACGTAGACTATACTTGGTACAGCGCAAATAATGCAGATGTAAATACAATACAATTCAAACAATACGAGAATTTAAAAGTTGTATCAAATCCAGACTGTACAGTATGGATGATACATAAAGATGTATTAAGTATTTTGAAAAATGCTGTGCCACAATTAACTCATTTAAAATATGGTTGGGGCCTCGATCTTTTATTATGTGCCAATTCTTTTTTACAAAAAAGATTGGTTATAAGAGATTATAATTATACAGTTCAGCACCCCCAAGGCACTGGTTATGCACAAGAAGAAGCATATAAAGAAATGCAATATCTTATTGAAAAGTGCGATCAGAACTTACAAACCACTATTCATACTATAAGATTTTATAAAGATGAATTAGTCCATTATTTTGGAGGTTAAAATGAACATCTCTTATATTGATATGTGGCCAGGCTTCGATGTACATTCTAACTGGTTTAATCTAGTTTTTAAAGACTTATTGAATGATAAAGAGATTAACTTTAATTCCTCTCCAGAAGAAGCAGATTTAATACTTGGTGCTACATTCGGAAAAAGAATTGAATCTGTAAAAAATGACAAGGCAATAAAAATATTTTATACAGGTGAAAATAAATCTCCTAATCTAATTAACTATGACTACTCTTTATCTTTTGACTTTGATACACACGATGGAAGAAACTTTAGACTTCCTCATTGGTATTTATATATTAATTGGTGGGATGAGCCTAATTTTATTCATGCAGAAATAAAGAAGTCTGACCTATTGTATCAATGGGATGTGGATGAGGTTTGGAATAGACCATACTTTTGTAGCATTGTTATTGGTAATCCTGTTCCCAATAGATTAGAAGTTGCAAATAAATTGAATCAGTATAAACCTGTATATGGATTTGGCTCTGTATTTAACAATCCATTTGCGGGTTCCAAAATTGAATTGTTGAAAAATTTTAGATTCAATATTTGCTTTGAAAATGCACTTTCAAATGGCTATATAACAGAAAAGGTTCTTGAGGCTAAAGTTGCTGGTACAGTTCCACTATATTTTGGACACGATTCTGTGAGAAAAGATTTCAATAGTTTGAGCTTTATAAATTATAAAAATTTTTTAGATTTAGAAAATTTTTATAAATATATAGACTATCTTGAAAAAAATAAAGATTCATTCGCAAGAATTGTTCGTGAATTTGTATTTGACGATATGCCAACACTAGGCCCTCTATATGACTTTTTAAGGAAAATTTTAATCTCAAGAGGTATTATATGAGCAATAATTTTTTTGAAATAAACACACTTATTTCAAATTGGATAAAAGAAAATAAATCTTTTTCTATAGTAAGAATTGATAATACGGTAGGCCATGTTTTATCCTTTCAAGATATGGGGGCTAGACCCTTTGAATCTATTTGGAATACTAGTGTTCTTGTTGAGGCTGGAATATATCCTCCAACAATGGAATATGCTTATCAAAAAGTATTGCCAAAAGTTTTAGATGCTGCATTAAAATCTGATATTCTAGGTTTTGTTGATGTGGGCGAAGAATTAAGGCACAATCATAGATTCTTAGAAAAATTTAAAGATAAGCCAGTTTTTTTTACTGGCGATAGTTATCATGTGTTAGACCCAGGGTGTCTTCTTCTTGGGGCAAAATTTGGCAAACCAGAAGAACCTTGGACAAAAAATTTGAAGGACAAAAAGGTACTGGTCATAAGTCCACACTACGAAAGCATACTTAGACAATGGGAAAAGATTGATTTAGTATGGGGTGAGAATAAAAATAACATAGTTCCTTTTGAATTGGTGGATTGTATTAGAGCGCCACTTCATCCCTTATTAGATGATAGACAATATCCTAATTGTAACTCATGGGAAGATACTGTTGAATATATAAAAGCCAAAATTCAAACGTATGACTACGATATTCTTCTTTCAGCAGTATCTCAACAATCTGCATTATATGCTAATTTTGCAAAAGAAAATGGTAAGGTTGGGATTCAAACAGGTGGTATATTGCAATTATTTTTTGGTATAAAAGGTAATAGATGGATGAATCATGAAATTTATTTTGGTTGGCACGAAATGATGAACGAACATTGGATATATCCTTTGCAAATAGATGAGCCACAAAGAAAAAATCAATATAGTTCTCTGGAGACAAATTATGCATATTGGAGATAGTAAATTAAATAATATTTTAAATTTAATACAAGAGTATATAGAAGAAAAACAAGCTACAAAAACTTGGACTGCTGGAAAAGATTATGTTAACTATGCAGGTTCGTACTTTGACCACTCTGAATATGTGGCCGCAGTCCAAAGTTTATTAAATGGTTGGCTGGTGATGGGTTCAGATTCTCTAAAATTTGAAAGTAAGTTTCCTAGATTTTTTGATAAGAGCTATGGAATACTGACAAATAGTGGATCGAGTGCCAATCTACTCATGATGACAAGTCTTACAAGTAAAAATGGACATAATTTTCCCAAAGGAACAAAAGTTCTTGTGCCTGTTGCTGGATTTCCCACAACATTGAATCCTATTCTACAAGTTGGATTTGAACCTATATTTGTAGATATAGAACTAGAAACTTTAAATATAGATTTAGATCAAGCTGAAAAAGCTCTACAAGAAAATGATATTAAAGTAATTACATTTGCTCATGTTTTAGGTAATCCGCCGAATATGAATCGCGTCATGGATCTGGTAAAAAAATACAACTTAATTTTATTAGAAGATTGCTGTGATGCACTTGGCTCAACATTTCAAGGTAAGCCATTGGGAAGCTTTGGAGAGATGGCCTCCTGTAGTTTCTATCCCGCACATCATATTACAATGGGCGAAGGTGGCTTTGTTTCGTGTAATACAAAAGAGCAAGAAACCATTCTAAGAAGTTTTAGAGAATGGGGTCGTGGTTGTTATTGCGTAGGACCAAAAGCAAATACTTTAAAATGTGGAACATGTAATAAGAGATTTAGCAACTGGCTACCATCAATGCCCAATGAAATATTTGACCATAAATATGTATATGAAGAAATTGGATACAATCTAAAGCCAATCGAACTTCAGGCCTCTATGGGATTACAGCAGTTGGAAAAATTAGAAACAATAACAAATTTAAGAATTAGAAATTACAACTTACTTTTTGCTATATATGAAAAATATGAGGATTTTTTCTTTCTACCAAAAGCTACAAATGGCAGTGTTCCCAGCTGGTTTGCTTTTCCACTTACTATAAAAGATGTAGCACCTTTTTCTAGGGCAAAGTATATTGACTTCTTAGAAGATAAAAAAATTCAAACTAGACCATATTTTGCAGGTAACATTATGTTGCAACCAGCGTATGCTGATATAGCAAAGGATTTGCACAAGTACCCAAATGCAACAAAAGTTACACTTGATACATTTTTTCATGGAACTAGTCCCGTTATAACACCTGAACAAATTGATTATATTGGACAATGTGTTGATGAATTTTTTAGGAGTATATAAAATGGATAAAGAAAATTTGATACAGTTTGAAAGTTTAGTTGCTGAAAAATTTAATAATGCGGAAATTAAAGCACCCATACATTTATACTATAATAACGAGCAACAAATTCAAAAAGTCTTTGAAAGAGTAGATGTAAAAAATGATTGGGTTTGTTGCACTTGGAGAAATCATTATCAATGCCTGTTAAAGGGCGTACCCCCAGACGAATTATTATCAAAAATAGTTGAGGGAAAGAGTATGGTAATGAATTTAAACGAGTACAAAATTGTCTGCTCTTCTATTGTTGGAGGAATTCCATCTATTGCTGTTGGAATAGCTGAATCTATAAAAAGAAAAGAAGAAGATTCAAAGGTATGGTGTTGGCTGGGTGATATGAGCGCTGAAACAGGTGCCTTCCATGAAGCATATAAATACTCAGTTAATCATAACCTGCCCATAACATTTGTCGTAGAAGATAACGGCCTATCAGTTACTACTCCAACAGATTTAATTTGGGGCAGAGATAAGCCATGGTATATACCGAATGTAGCAAATTGGGTCGAACAGCCTAATTTAATATATTATAAATATACCAATACAAAATATCCTCATGCGGGCGCTGGAAGGAGGATACAGTTTTGACACAACAATATTATAAAGAAAAATTAGAAGAGGCCATGATATGGCTCTCCGAGCAAAGCGATACTTTATTTATTGGTCAATCTGTTTCATGGGGAGGTACTGGAATGTTTGATACATTGCAAAAAATATCAGATGATAAAAGACTAGAATTTCCTGTGGCTGAGAATTTTCAACTAGGCTTTAGTGTAGGAATGGCGCTAAATGGATTTGTCCCAATCTCTGTATTTCCAAGATGGAACTTCCTTATCTGTGCAACAGATCAACTTGTAAATCATTTAGATAAACTATATTTCATGAGCGACGGAGAATATAATCCAAAGGTTATAGTGCGTGTTGCGGTAGGGTCAGAAATTCCAGTTGACCCACAAGATCAACATAAAGGAAATTTCTCTGATGCATTTAGATTGATGTGTAAGAATATAGATATAGTTGAATTGAAAAATCCAGAAAAAATACTAGATGAATATAAAGATGCATACTATAAAAATAAAAGTACTATCTTAGTGGAATTTCCAGATTATGGAAAATAAAATTCTACTGCTTGGCTCAAAAGGATTTTTGGGAAGTTTTTTATTAAATAATTTACCATATAATATAGTTCCAATTTCAAGAACAGAGTGTGATTTAACTAATTTTAACTCAGTAACAAATTTATTAAAGACGCATAGCCCAGAAATTATTATAAATTGCGCTGGAAGTCTTGAAAGAGATTTAAAGGTTTTTAATGTTGAATCTTTTAATCAAAATTTAAATATTTTCTTTAATTTATATTATCAAAGAGATTTATTTGGCAAACTTATAAATTTAGGTTCTGGTGCAGAATATGATAGAAGATATTCAATTAATTTAAAAAAAGAAATAGAAATAAAATATATTAGACCAGTAGATCATTATGGTCTAAGTAAAAATATTATATCTAATATATCTTTATCAGCTAATAACTTCTATACATTGCGATTATTTGGTTGCTTTTCAAATTCAAAAAATATATTATTTGATAAAATTATAAATGATAATCAGATTATAATTAAAAATAGACATTTTGATTTTTTTTATGCCCGCGATTTAATTCCAATCTTTGAATATTTTATCGAAAACTCCCCTGAAATAAAAGATGTTAATATAGTTTATAAAGAAAAGAAAACCCTCAAAGAAATCGTAACTTTTTTTAAAAATTTCCACAATTTAAAATGTAAAATTTCATTTGAAGAAGATTATAAAAACTACACAGGTTGCTCTGAAACTCTTAATAATTTTAATTTTAAGTTTCAAGGCTTAGAGGAAGGAATGAAACAGTATATAATATGAAAGTAGTTTATATTACTGGCTGCCTCGGCTTCATTGGCTCTCATATAACAGAAATGTGCTTAGAAAAAGGATGGAAAGTTATAGGTGTTGATAAAGTAACGTATGCGGCCCATGAAGATTTAATAGAAAAATTTTCACAAAATGATTCATTTAAATTTATAAAATCAGATATAAATGACCTTCAATTTTTATATGACTGTGATTATATAATAAATACAGCTGCAGAAACCCATGTTGATAATTCGATCGAAGACTCAGTTGAATTCATAAAAACAAATGTCAATGGAGTTCATAATTTATTGCAACTTATAAAAAATAAACATAGATATAAGATGCCCACATTGCTACATTTTAGTACAGACGAAGTTTATGGAGACAATATAGGAAGTGCCCATGTGGAAACTGATTTGTTGAAACCTTCCAACCCATACTCAGCAACAAAGGCATCCGCAGATATGTTAGTACTAGCCTGGGCCAGAACATATAAAGTTCCTTATGTTATCGTGCGCCCATCAAATAATTATGGCATCCGACAAAATCCAGAGAAATTGATTCCAAAATCTTGCAAATATATTTCATTAGGAAGAAAAATTCCTGTTCATGAGCAAGGTCAACCAATGCGCACTTGGCTTCATGTTAAAGATACTGCCCAAGCCATTATTCGTATTATTGAATCTGAAGTTGTAAATGAAATTTTTAATATTGGTGGCAATTATGAAGATAAGAATATAAATGTTTTAGAAAAATTAATATACTTTTATTTAAATGATAATAATTTTGAAAAATATTTAGATTTTAATTATACAAGGCCTGGCCAAGATGTCAGATACTCAATCAATGATGATAAGCTAAGAAATCTGGGGTGGCAGCCCAATGCAAATTTTGATGATGAATTAAAAAGAATAGTGGAATTTAATAAAGAAAAATTTATTTGGTAAAGAAGTGATATTATGAATAAAATTATTTCAATGTCTGCATTTGGAACTGATATTAAGTATTTTGTAGGGGCACAGAGGCAAGCTGAGTTAGCTCAAAAAAACTATCCAGATTGGCAAATTAGAATTTATACAAATAATTTAAGTTTATTAGATAATATAAATGATAATGTAAGAGTAATAGAAGTTAATGAAAGCAGTTGGGGGCCATTTTGGAGGTTTGACCCCCTCTTTGAAGACGATAATAATATAACAATAATTAGAGATTCTGATGATAGAATAACTTTAAGAGAGGTAATGGCTGTTGAAGAATGGCTAAATAGTGATGCTCTTTTACACACAATTAAAGATCATGAGGCTCATTTTCAATTTCCCATAATGGCTGGACTTTTTGGATTTAAAGGAAGATTGCATGAATCCTTGTATAAAATAATGCAGGACTTTAAATTCAAACATCAATACTATCTGAGCGATCAAATCTTTCTTAGAGATTATGTATATCCAAGATACAGCTCTAGTTGTTTATCACATACATTTATAAGTGGTTGGTTCTCACAAAGTAGAAATAATTTAATTAATAAGTATTGTTTCTGTGGAAATGGCTATGATGAAAATGATAATCCAATATACTCAGAATCTTTAAATTCAAAAATTGATTATTCTAAAAATATTGTTTTCGATGGGGGTAAGTTGACAGAATGACTTGAATATGATATAATTATATATTATATCTAGGAGGATTTAAATGAAAAAAGCATTAATAACTGGAATCACAGGGCAGGATGGCTCGTACTTAGCTGAACTATTATTAAGTAAAAACTATGAGGTCCATGGTATCATTAGAAGGTCTTCTTCTATAAACACAAAAAGAATTGACCATTTATATAATAATCCAAATCTTAAGTTACATTATGGCGACTTAACTGATCAATCAAGTCTTATTAGAGTTATACAGCAAATTCAACCAGATGAGATTTATAATTTGGGCGCCCAAAGCCATGTGAAAGTTTCTTTTGAGATTCCAGAGTATACTGGAGAAGTTGATGCATTGGGAACCCTAAGAATTTTAGAAGCAGTAAGAATTTTGAATCTTGAAAATAAAACTAAAATATATCAAGCTTCAACATCTGAACTCTTTGGACTTGTGCAAGAAACACCACAGCGTGAAACTACTCCTTTTTATCCACGCTCTCCCTATGGAGTTGCTAAAATGTATGCATATTGGATAACAAAAAATTATAGAGAGTCATATGGTCTATATGCTTGCACAGGAATTCTTTTTAATCATGAATCTCCACGTAGAGGGGAAACATTTGTTACTCGTAAAATTACTATGGGATTGAAGGCAATTTCAGAAGGCACTCAAAAAGAATTGCAACTGGGTAATTTAAATGCACTCAGGGATTGGGGGCATGCACAAGATTTTGTAGAAGCGATGTGGCTTATGTTACAACAAAAGCACCCTCAAGATTTTGTAATTGCTACAGGAAAACAATATTCAGTTCGTGATTTTGTAGTTGAAGCAGCGCCCTACTTTGGCATAAATATTGAATGGCAAGGTCAAGGCTTAGATGAAGTAGGTATTGATACTAATACTGGAAAAACTATTATACGAGTTAATCCAAAATATTTCAGACCAGCTGAAGTTGAGACCCTATTAGGCGATTCAGATAAGGCGCGTAGAATTTTAGGATGGTATCCAAAAACTTCATTTAAGAATTTAGTAAAGGATATGTGTGAAAATGAACAGGGATTCTAGAATTTTTGTAGCTGGTCACAAAGGACTTGTAGGCTCAGCAATTGTTAGAAAGCTAAAAGAAGAAGGTTATAGAAATTTGGTTCTCAGAACTAGAGATGAATTGGATTTGAGAAATCAAAAAGATGTTAGAGCCTTTTTTAGAGAAGAACAGCCAGAATATGTATTTTTAAGCGCAGCAAAAGTTGGAGGAATATTGGCAAATAAAAACTATAAGGCTGATTTTATTTTAGATAATTTAAATATTCAAAATAATGTTATTCAAACTTCTCATAAAAGTCAAGTTAAAAAATTATTATTTTTAGGTTCTTCTTGTATATATCCAAAATTCGCTCGACAACCAATAAAAGAATCTGAGTTATTAACTGGTTCTCTTGAAGAAACAAATGATTCTTATGCTATTGCTAAAATAGCAGGTATAGTTGCGTGTCAATCATTAAAACAGCAATATAATTTTAATGCTATATCATTAATGCCCACAAATCTTTATGGATTTAATGATAATTTTGACCTAAATAGCTCTCATGTTATACCAGCTTTAATTAAAAAGTTTCATGATGCAAAAAAATCTGGAGCCGCCAGCGTTAATCTTTGGGGAGATGGATCCCCAATAAGAGAGTTTATGTTTGCTGATGATTTGGCAGATGCCGCTATTTTTTGTATGTTAAATTATAATGATTCAGAAATTATAAATGTTGGAACTGGAATTGGAATAACAATTAAAAATCTAGCAGATATTATTTCTAAAATTGTTGGGTTTAATGGATTCGCAGTTTGGGACTTAAACCAGCCAAATGGAACCCCTAAAAAAGTTTTAAATGTAGAAAAATTGGCGTCATTAGGTTGGACTTCTAAAACCAAACTAGAAGAAGGATTAAAAATAACATATGATTGGTATCTAAAAAATAAAACATAAAGGAAGAAAAAAATGATAAATTTATTCTCACAAGATTTCCTTTCTAATTACGCAGATTTTAGTCCCAAAATGAATGATTTGGGAGCGTTCGTATATCTCCGCACATATTCTAGATATTTACCAGAAAAAAAACGTAGAGAAGTCTGGAAAGAAACTGTAAGGCGCGCTGTTGAGTTTAATGTAATGCAAGAATGGGAGCATTGTAATCGAATTGGTATGCCTGTCACAAAACAACGCAGAGAGCGCATGCAAGAAGAGGCAATTGAGTTCTTTGAATCAATGTATAATCTGAATCAATTTTTGAGTGGGCGCACAATGTGGGCTGGTGATTACAATAATAAAGGTATTCAAAAATTTGCTATGGCTAATTTTAACTGTGCCTACACAAAAATTAGTAAGTGGAATGACTTAGGCGATTTATTTTATGCACTTCTCGTTGGAACAGGGGCTGGCTTTGGTTGTCGCTTAGATGATGCAAAGCTATTGCCATCAATTAGAAATAAAGGCTATCATTTGATTTTTGAACCCTATGAGTATTTGGGGCACCCAGGTCTTAAAAATGAATCATTTATTACTGAAGCTGAGCGCGCAGTTACAATTATAATTGGAGATAGTAAAGAAGGATGGGTTCAAGCTCTTAATTTATTCTTTGAAGTTCTTACTAATCCTAGATATAGAACAAAAGAGTTGATACGTTTAAATTTTAATTATGTAAGGCCTAATGGAACCCCTTTAAAAACTTTTGGTGGTACAGCATCAGGTCCAGAACCACTAAAAGAAATGTTTGAAGGGATTCACAAGGTAATTACAAATCAATTAGACCCTGAAAATCTGAAACCATTAGAAGTGGATTCAATAAATACACAATATGGATATGTTCGCCCTATTCATATTATGGATATTGCAAATCTAATTGGCTATAATGTAGTAGTTGGTGGAGTGCGCAGAACAGCAGAAATTTTTTTACTTGACCCTAACGACTATGAATCTGTATTTGCAAAATTTGGTTTGAATGGATTGTGGACATCAGAGCATTATGAAAAGTTTTTAGAGATTGAAAAATCTATTCGCACATCTGGTATTCCTTACCCACGTACTCGCTTTGAAAAAATGAAAATAGATTTTAAAGACAAAGGATTCTATGAGGGCACTGGCCTGCATCATCGTAGAATGTCCAATAATTCCGTTGCCTTTATTGATAAGCCTAGTCGTGAATATGTTATGATGCTATGCGATATGATGCAACTTGAGGGCGAGCCAGGCATGATTAATTTATATGAAGCTGCGCGGAGAATTTTAAAGGCCCAAGGTGTGAAACGCCCAGACCATGAATCCATTGTGACTATTGCTCAAGAAATTGGCGTTAATCCATGTGCTGAAATTATTCTATTCTCTAAAGGATTGTGCAATCTCACCACAATTAATGTTAAAAACTTTGTTCATGAAGTAAAGAGCTATAAAGGTAGTCGATATGTGCTTGATAGAGAAGGCTTAATTAAGGCTCAAAGACTTTCTGCACGAGCAGGTCTTAGAATGACCCTAATTCAGCTAGAACTACCAGACTGGCATAAGATACAATCTATGGCTAGACTTACAGGTTGTAGCATGACAGGGTATCAAGATGCTATGGAGATGCTGGGGTGGGATCAGGCTCAGCAAGATGAGCTATTGGATGTTCTTAAAAAAGTATCTCACGATGCTGTGACACAATATGCTGATGAATTGCGCATCCCAATTCCTCTATTTGTGACAACTATCAAGCCAGAAGGAACTCTATCTCAGGTTGCTGGTGGTGTAAGTCCAGGCCTACACTTCTCACACGCACCATATCATATTAGACGCATTCGCATCAATAGCAAGGACCCTCTTGCACTTGCTGTTCGCGATTCTGGTTGGACTATTAATCCAGAAGTTGGAACGCTTGGCGCAGACTATTATGAGCAAATGGCAAATGCACGCACTTGGGTAGTTGACTTCCCTGTTGCAACTGGCTCCAAGCGCACGAAAGAAGATGTAAGTGCACTTGAACAATTTGAAATCTACAGACACTTCCAAAGAAATTACACAGATATGAATACTTCAAATACAATTACTGTGAAACCAAACGAGTGGCGCGAGTTGTTTGAGAAAATATTCCATAACTGGGATGAATACGTAGGAGTTTCTTTCTTAGCTCTTGATGGCGGAACATATCAGTTGGCTCCATATGAAACTATTGATGTAGCAACATTCAATGAAATGTCAAGCATTCACAAACCATTGCGGCTAGATATGTTGGCGAGGTATGATATTGAATTATATTCTGACCAGCTTGATGAAGTAATGGAAGGATGCGAAAATGGAGTTTGTCCTATTAGGTAATAGGGCAAACTTTATAAAAAGTAGCTAAGAAAATCCATCTATAATAGGAAAAAATTATAGGAGTGATGTTCAGTGCCACTAAAAAAAGGATATTCTGATAAAACTCTACGAAGCAATATAGCACAACTTGTGGATGAAGGCTATCCTGATAAACAGGCTGTTGCTATAGCTTTAGAGATACAGAGTAGAGCAAAGAAAGAAAAGCCTAATATGGAATTGCAATATGCGATTACAGCATTAGACAAGATTAATGAAGTTGATTTTATGGCTATTGAAACTCAGTTACATACAGCCGAGGCTCATCCAGATGAAGATGGAGTGAAATCAAGATATTTACCTATTGGATCGATAAGTAATTTGGCCCCAAGTGGAAAAAACTTAATTTATTATACACTTGATACAGAAAATCAAGAGTTAATTGAGGATGTTAAGTTTTGGACCATGTTCAAAGACAACCTTCAAGATTTTGGATTTCCTGCTTGGATTGAAAATGAAGAAGATCAAATTATTATTGGCGCTCATATTCCAGAAGATCAAGATTATTATGCGGCTAAAAAAATTGAAATTGATAATTCAGTTGACTCTGCTAGCTTAACAAAATCTTGGGGAGATGTTGATAAGACTAAGCTAAGAAATGATATAATGGAAGCTAGTAATTCTGGAGAACTTGTTAAAGAAGCCTATTTAATAGTTGAAGAAAATTGGGAAGATGCTCCTTCTGAAGCTTTAAAATATCCACATCATGAAATTAAAGATGGAAAATTAGTTGTTTCTAGAGATGGCGTTCAGACAGCACTATCCTTTCTTATGAGAACAGATCCAGAAAATACAGAAGCTAAAAACCATTTAAAGAAGCATTATAGAGAGTTAGATTTAGACATGGGGAGTTTTGAATCAGCAGAAAATTTTGGATTAATTAACGCTCAAAAAAAAACTGGAGCTAGCACTCCAGCACCCAAGAGAGATAGAATAAAAGGTAGCGATGTAAACAAGCCAGATAGTGCTCAGGGACCTGGTGGAGAGATAAAGATTGATGAAAAGACTGAAACTGCTTTAAGAAATAAAGTTACAGAGCACAATGAAAGCATGAGAAAGCTAGATAAAGAGTCTTGGTCTCGCACTACAATAGGTCAATTAAGAGCTGTATATCGTAGAGGTGCAGGAGCTTATTCAACTTCACATAGACCTGGTGTATCAAGAGGTGCTTGGGCAATGGCAAGAGTAAATGCATATTTGTATTTATTAAAAAATGGTAGGCCAAAAGATAGTAAGTATGTAACTGATAATGATTTGTTACCAAAACAACATCCGAAGTCTACAAGGTCTTAGTAGGGGAGCTTGCTCCCCTTTTTTTATTTATAAGAGTTAAGGAGAATATATAATGATATCATTATTATGTTATGCGGCCAACAAACCATACTTTTATCAAAGGCTAGAAGTGTTAAAAGATATGGCTGTAAATGAAAGATTTGAAGGTTTATTTAGATTAACAGATAAAGAATTAAAACAAACTGTATTTTATGAAGAAAACAAAATGGTTCTAGACCAACCTCGGGGCGCTGGTTACTGGCTTTGGAAGCCATATATTATTTTAGAAGTTTTAAATTATTTGAACGAGGATGATATTTTATTTTATTTGGATTCTGGCGATACTTTTTTAACAGGAACTAAAAATAAAATTGAAGAATTGATGAAAGATAAAGATATCGTCGTATCAACATCATTTTTTACTCAAAAAGACTATACAAAAAGAGACTGTTTTCACTTTATGGACTGTGATGAAGAAAAGTATTGGAATGCTCATCAAGCAGAAGCTGGTATTCTAGTTTTAAAAAATAATTCAAATACTAAAAATTTTATCTATGAGTGGCTAAATTATTGCAAAGATCCAAGAATACTAACAGATATGTCTAATACTTGTGGTAAGCCTAATCTTGAAGGATTTATTGATCATAGGCACGATCAAAGCATCTTAACAAATCTTTGTATAAAGCATAATATAAAATATACAAACTCAATTAGAAAATTTGTTGGTGTTAATTTGGATGATATTAAAAATTATCCAGATACAATTGACAGTTGACAAATACATAAAAATTTGATATAATATATATGTAAGAAATTATAAAAACTAGAGGGGATATACTTCAATGGCAACTAACAAAAAGACTTTCTTTCAATGTTTTTCAATTAACTTTCATCGCTTTTTAAAAGCAAATGGATTATATTCTATGAGCAAAGGAACCCATCAAAACGGCAAAACTTTTTGGGTTTATGAGCGTACTGAAACATTTGAAAAACTATTGAAAATTTGGCATGATACAAAGCCAGTCACGGTAAATTCTACAAAGGAGAAAGCTGTATGAAAAAAATGATTAATCGAACTCTTATTGAGGGGTTTCTTGTTGAAAAGAATATGCGTGGCGGCGTAACAAAAGCTGGTGTGCCTTACATTGGTGGCAAGCTACATATTGATACTGGAAATAATAATGTCATTGTTGTAGATGTTTTTGAGCAACAAAAAACATCCAAAGGCTTAGCAAATCAAAAGTACGATGTTCTTTCTGGAATTTTTACGAATGGTAAAACTATCCATGATGGAAGTGAAGATCCAACAGCATTGCGTGTAAATTCAGCGTTTGAATTAAATGATTGGATGAGTGATGGAGAGCAAAGAACTTCACTTATTAATAGTGGTGGATATATTACTGTTGTTAATAATCCAAATAAGCGAGCAGAATTTGAAGTAGATGTTGTAGTAAAATCTGTTCAGCCAGAAATTAGAAATGAGCAAGAAACAGGTCGCGCTATTGTAAATGGTTTGATCTTCAATTATAGAAATCATGCGCTACCAATTCGTTTTGTAGTAGAAAATAAACAGGGAATTGAATTCTTTAGCAATATGAATCCCAATACATTTACAAAAATTTGGGGAGTTCAAGTTATTAATACAGTGGGTTCTCAGAAAACAGAAGAATCTGCATTTGGCAATGCTAAAGTAGTACAATCTGCCTATACAAGAAAAGAAAATGTTATTACTGGGGCTCAAACAATGCCTTATGAAGATGAAGAGTTAACTCCTGAAGAATTAAATGCTGCGGTTCAAGCTCGCAATATTGCAGTTGCCGAAAGATTTAAAGCTCCAGGCCCTGTTACTGGTGGAATTACTCCTGCACAAACACCTTCGAAGCCCAAGATTGGTGCATTTAATTTCTAATGAGTAGTACAAATAGAAGTGATTCTAGAAATTATCATATTTCCGATTATTATATAACACCAGTTGAGGTTATTAAAGAATTTTTAAATAAATTTATTGAATTAGAAGGCAAACATGTTTTTAAGTTAGTTCTTGATCCATGTGCTGGTGGAGATGCTCAACATCCGATGAGCTATCCACAGGCACTAGAGGCTTTTGGAATAAAAGGAAATATTATGACAGTTGATATTAGAGAAGATTCGCTTGCTGAATTGAAAAGTGATTATCTTAATTTAGATGTTAAACAACAAAACTTCAATGTTATAATAACAAATCCACCTTTTAGTCACGCTCTTGAGATAATTGAAAAAGCATTGAGCGATGTTGCCGAGAATGGCTATGTTATAATGCTATTACGTTTAAATTTCTTAGGCTCTAAGAAAAGAAAGCCATTTTGGGAAAGCAATCCACCCAAGTATATCTTTGTTCATTCAAAGAGAATTTCTTTTTTTGGCAATTCTAACACTGACAGCATTGAGTATGCTCACTTTGTTTGGCAAAAAAATAATCAGGATACTACAAAGTTATTTGTAATATAAAATAAAAGGAGATATTAGAATGTTAGATCTATTAAGCATCAAACCACATCAGGTAAGTGACGACCTTAGAGGTTATTCTGTATTTTTCTATGGAGAGTAAGCCTTCACAATAAGGCTCTCCTAACTCAGTGAATCGCTAACTTAGCGAGTGTGTAATTGGCTCTAATATTAGAGTAATAGAAGTATAATATCTATGCACAATTATGCCAACGGGGAATTAGTGAAGGAGAACCCCGTCCCAAGCTCTTAAAAGAGAAGGGCTAGAGACTATCGAAAACACGACTAAAAGTCGGAAGTGAGTAGAGTAGGATGGAGATAAGTACCATTCCAAGCGCTGAGGTCCAATATATCGTATTGGATAAGAGATAGTCCGCGGCTCGCCTGAGCCCGCCCAAATCAGGCAAGACTACAACGGCCTCAAAATTCCCCAAGTCACTAATCGTTGCTTTTGAAAAAGGCTATGCGGCTCTACCTGGAGTTATGGCTCTTCCAATTAATAGTTGGATTGACTTCTTAAAAGTTCTTAGACAGCTTAAAGACCCTGCTGTTAAAGAAAAGTATGAAACTATTGTTATTGATACTGTTGATATTGCGTATGATTATTGCGAACAATATATCTGCGCCCAGAATAATGTAGATACTATTGGAGATATTCCTTTTGGTGGTGGATACACAAAGGTTGGCAAAGAATTTGATAGCAAATTACGCTCGATTGTTCAGCAAGATTATGGTTTAGTTCTTATCAGTCACTCAACAGACAAAGTTTTCAAGGATGAAACAGGCGAAGAGTACAATAAAATTGTACCAACTCTACCTGCAAAACCTAGATTAATTGCTGGTCGTATGTGCGATATTATTGGTTACAGTCGTTCTGTTAATACTGATGATGGTAGTAAGACTTTGTTATTTATGAGAGGTACTGAGCGCTTTGAGGCTGGTTCTCGATTTAAATACACACCAGATTATATTGAATTTAATTATAAGAATCTTGTAAAGGCTATTCAAGATGCTGTAATTAAACAATCAGAAGAAGATGGCATGGAAACTGCTAGCGGTAAAGACAATATCAATACACAAAATTTATTTGATACAGACTTTGAAGATTTGCTAGATGAATTCAATCAGATTGCAAATACTCTTGTAACAAAAGATCCAAAGAATGTGACAAAAATCACTGATATTGTTGAGCGCCACATTGGCTACGGTAAGAAAGTAAATGAAATGACTAGAAATCAAAAAGATATTTTAGACATTATCGTTTATGACTTAAAGCAATTAAAATAACTCTGAGGGGGCCATCGTGCCCCCTTTATTTAGATAGGTGTTGCTTATGAGGCCAGTTAAATGTTTCTTCTGTGGAAAGTCAATAGACAGAAATACAGAGCAATTTACGCAAGTTCAAAAGAGATACGCCCACATACAATGCGCTGAGAGTGATGCTCAGGATAAGTTATTAAGAAAAGAACTAAATGCTTATATATTTGAACTCTGGGATGGAGATGTAAACTTTGCCCTTATAGGTAGACAAATAAATCAGTTCCAGACTGAATATAACTATACTCTGAGCGGCATATTAGGTACTTTAAACTATTGTTATGGGGTAAAAAAGATGCGCCCAGAGAAGGCTCAGGGCATTGGTATTGTTCCGTATCACTATAAAGAAGCGCGTAACTATTATAGGACTATCCAGCAAGGTAGAGCTAATTCAAGTGAGATTTTAGATTTGAAAAAGGTTGTGGTCACTATAGCCCCCCCTCGTTCAGAAATCTTTAAAAAAATATATGAAATTCAATTGGAGGAAGTATGAGTAAATTCTACGATCAAAAAACAGAAGAAGCGGTGCTGCTCAACCTGTTTAAATTTCCTCTACTATTAGAGCAGGTTGATAAGTATTATTTTAGCACAGGTGATTTTGATAATAAGTTTCACAAAATGATATTCACTATAATAAACAATTTAGTCGTTCAGGGCTTAGAGCAAATATCTGTTTTTGATATTGATAACTTTTTACATTCGCGACCAGATCATAAAGAATTATTTAGCTCTTATAAAGGCAAGGAATTATTGGAATCTGCCGAGCAAAAAGCAGATATAAATTCTTTTGAATATTATTATGGAAAACTAAAGAAATTAACTTTATTGCGAGCCTATGATTCTAACGGAATTGATGTTAATAAAGAGTTAGAAATACTAGATGAGCATGACATAGAGCAGCTAGCAGATAGCATTGATCAAAGAATAGAGAAGATTAAACTAGATTATTTATCTAAAACTTGGTCAATTTCTAAACAGGCTGGTGAAGGCTTAGTAGATTTAATTGAATCTTTAAAAGAGCAGCCAGAGTTTGGAATTCCACTATATGGCTCACTTATAAATTCAGTTACACGAGGTGCGCGATTAAGAAAATTTTACTTACGTAGTGCGCCCACTGGCTTAGGCAAAAGCCGCATGATGATTGCTGATATATGTAATTTTGCATGCGATGAAATATACGACACTAGAAAGCGACAATGGGTTCAGAACGGTACCTCAGAACCCTCAGTCTTTATTAGTACAGAGTTGGGCATTGACGAATGTCAGACTATGGCACTAGCTTTTATAAGTGGCGTTAGAGAAGATGCTATATTAAATGGCACTTATTACAATGATGAGGAGGATAGGGTTTTGCGGGCAGCGCAAATCCTTGGCCGTTCTCCTATTTGGATTGAGCATTTACCTGATTTCTCTATAAGAGATATAGAAAATGTAATACGTAGAAATAGAAGAGAAAATGGAGTATTATATTACGGGTTTGATTATATTCATAGTTCTTTAAAAATACTAGAAGAGATATCACAAAGAACAAAAGGAATGAAATTAAGAGAAGATAATATATTATTTATGTTAGCTATTAGATTAAAAGATTTATGTAATGAACTGGGCGTATTTATTATGTCATCAACTCAATTAAATGCAGATTGGGAGAGTAGAGATACTTCAAACCAAAACGTATTGAGGGGAGCAAAAGCAATTGGAGATAAGGTGGATGTTGGATATATTAGCTTACCTGTTACTGAGCAGGATAAAGAGGCTTTAACACCCTTTATTCAGGCATCATGTATTCCAATGCCAAATATAGTGCATCACATTTATAAGAATCGTAGAGGAAAGTTTAAATCTGTGAAGCTGTGGTGTTATGGGGATCTTGCTACATGTAGAGTTGAGCCATTATTCTTAACTGATAATGACTATACAACAATAAACATGGAGGATTTTGAAATTGTTGTAAAGAAAGAGTAGACGCTATGGTAAATCTAAGAGTTATAAAGGATACTCTGAATGAATCGCAGATCATAGAAGCGCTAGCTGCTTTAGGTTCTGATTCTCCCATATACGTGCAGGGTGCCTTGATATTTGATACAGTATGTCACAACGAGCCTGGCTGTGGCAGTAAAAAACTTTACTATTACTTAGATACAAAGATGTTTAAATGCTATACTGGTTGTGGAGATTTTTTTAATATATTTGAATTAATATCTAGAAATTCAAAAAATAAAAGAGAAGAATCAACAAGTAGCAATGGTGTATATTGGCTGTATAAACATACTAAAACATTTTTTACAAATGATGCATATACCACAAATAAAATAGATAAAGAAGAGATAGAAAAAGAAATCACTTTTTATGATGAGTCAGACTTGAATGTACTGCGCTCATATCTTATTAAGGATTGGATGCAGGAAGGAATAGAAATGCAGACTATACAAGACTATAAGATTAAATATAATCCAGTTAGTTGTTGTATAATAATACCGCATTTTGATGTAGACAATAGATTAATTGGCGTTCGACAAAGAACACTTGTTAAAGAAGAAGAAATATATGGTAAGTATAGGGTAGCTTTTATAAATGGTAAAAGCTATCCCCATCCCTTATCTTATAATCTTTTCGGCCTCAGTAATAATAAAGAAAATATAAAAAAATATAAGAAGGCAATAGTATTTGAAGGTGAAAAGTCTGTTCTTATTTTAGATAAATATGAAGATAGTTGTGCGGTAGCTTGTTGCGGCTCAAGTATATCTGCATATCAAATAAAGTTATTGGTTGACTTAGGTGTAGAAGAAGTCATTGTAGCATTTGATAAAGAGTTTGGTAGCATAGGTGACGAGCTATATGAGAAACAAGTGAAGAATTTAACTAATATTTTTAAAAGGTTTTCAAATAAAGTACTAATAAGTTTTATGTTTGACAAGTGGAATCTGCTAGACATAAAAGATTCTCCTATAGACAAGGGAATTGACACTTTTAAATTTTTATTATCAGAACGATTTACATTGCAGGAGGGCTAAAATGAAGTATGAATTAATAAAACCAATGAACCCCAATCTAACCTTAGTCGAGCAGATTTTTTATAATAGAAATATAGACATATCAAATATTGAAAACTTCATTTTTCCTTCTTCTGCTTGTATTAATGATCCGCAATCTATCAAAAATATAGAAATGGCAGCAATACTATTCCTAATGCACCTACATGAAGGTAGTAAGATATTTATACAGGTAGACTCTGATTGTGATGGATATACATCAAGTGCTGTGCTATTAAATTGGATTTATCGTTACTATGGAAAAAAAGTAGATAATATTGATTATAGAATTCACACAGGCAAGCAACATGGCTTACTAGAAGAAACTGTTCAATATTTAAAAGATAATGAATATAAACTAGTAATCATACCAGATGCTGGCTCAAATCAGGCAGAAATTCATGAGCTATTAAATAATCTTGATATTGATTGTATAATTCTAGACCATCATGAATCTGATATACAAGATGAAACAACAGCGATAGTTGTAAATCCTACAATTGACGGAGTTTATCCGAATAAAAACTTGAGCGGTGCGGCCGTAGTATATAAATTTTGTAAAGTATTAGATGAAAAATGTCAGACGGACATTGCAGATGGTCTCCTAGATTTAGTTGCACTAGGTTTAATTGCAGATATGATGGATACCACTGAGCTTGAAAATAGACGTTTAATTTTACAAGGGTTAAATAATATAAAGAATATATTTTTAAAAGCTCTGATCGAAAAACAATCATACTCAATGCGAAATGAAATCAGTATAACAACCATAGGATTTTATATTTCTCCTCTTATAAACGCTGTTGTTAGAGCTGGGTCAGCAGAAGAAAAGATGATTATATTTAAAGCGTTTCTAGATAGCGATGCTCATGAAAGAATTCAGTCAACTAAGCGTGGCTCAAAAGAAGGCGATACAGAAAGTATGTTTGAGGCAGCTTGTAGGATGGTAAGTAATATAAAAAGTCGTCAAAATAGAATGCGTGACGATTCTATAAAGAGTATAGAAGAAATTATACAGGAGAGTAACTTGGTACAAAATAAAATTATTGCAATTGTTGATAATGGGAATATTGATAAAAACTTATCAGGACTAATTGCAAATAAAATAATGGCAAAGTATAAGCGCCCAGTTATGATCTTAAAAGAAACAGAGAATGAGTTGCTGCAAGGTTCTGCTAGGGGTTATGAAAAATCTGAGTTGAAAGATTTTAAAAATTTTATTATAGAAAGTTCCATAGCAGAGTATGCAGAAGGCCATGCTAATGCTTTTGGTGTTGGATTCAAAAAAGAAAAACTGGAAGATTTTATTCAATATGCAAATACTAAACTTCTAAATATAAATTTTGATAATCAATATTTAGTAGATGGTATTCTAGATGTCTCACAATTGAACTTCTCATTCTTTCAAGAGATACATTCTTTAAAGAGTTTGTGGGGAAAGGGGTTTGAAGAGCCACTCTTTTGCGTAAAAAACATAAAGATAAAGATTGATGATATTGTCTTACTTTCTGCGGATAAAAATCCAACGTTAAAAATAACATCAAACGATATTTCTTTTATGAAATTTAATATGTCATTAGAAGAATACGCTACACTAAAGCCACCACAGCATGGATTTATCACATTAGATGTAGTTGGTAGATTTCAGATGAATGAGTGGAGTGGGGGCCTGTATCCACAAGTCCTTATTGAAGATTATGCAAAAGCAAAAGAAATTCAACATTATTTTTAGGGGGAGAAAAGATGGTAGAGATTTCAGGACCTGAGCTGGCGATAAGTTATCCACCACAGAGCGCCTACTTTATTGGCGAAGAAAACGAACGTTCGGATGTTCTTGAACTTTCTCAAGATGCTATTAGAGTTGTTAGTGTTGGTAGTACAGGAGATAATGGAAGTGTAGATGCATTTGGTAGAGCGAGAGTGAGCGAACCACTTACTCTTGGAGACTATAAGCATTTATATGCAATTGACCCAAACTTTTTAGATTCTGTAAGTGCTAGTGGCACAGTCTCTTTTGCCTTAAATCAAGCAGCTGCAACATTGGCAACGGGCACTAGTAGTGGTTCATATGTAATACATCAAACAAAATTATACCATCACTATCAACCTGGCAAGTCACAATTAATTTTAAGTTCATTTAATTTTGGATATGCAGAAGCGAATGTTACAAAAAGAACTGGATACTTTGATGATAGAGATGGAATCTATTTTGAACAGGTAGGACTTCCAACATCAAACGGTACAGATGCTGGTACATTAAATTGGGTTATACGATCGTATGTTACTGGAACAGCATCAGAGGTTGGTACGCGAATACCACAAAGTCAATGGAATATTGATCGTTGCGATGGGACTGGCAAGAGTGAATTTAATCTCAATATATCTAAAGCGCAGCTAATATTTATAGATTTTCAATGGCTCGGAGTTGGTAGAGTTAGATGTGGATTCGTGCATAATGGTGAATATATAGTTGCGCATGAATACTATCACTCAAACTTCGATAATACTGTGTATATCGCTAATCCAAACCTGCCAGTTCGATGCGAAATTGTAAATACTGCAGCTATATCAGCAAGTGCAAGCTTCTCTCAAATATGTTCTTCTGTTATGGCAGAAGGTGGATATATACAAAGCGGAATTGATTGGTCTATTGATAGTGGGTCACTAAGACAAACATCGACAACTGGTGCCTCTAGATTTCCAGTGCTTGCATTTAGACTAAAAGATACCTATCAAGGCTATCCAAATAGAGCAACTGTAAAATTAAATAATATTACTGCACACATACAAGACAATTCAAGTTATGTTGAAATTATAAAAATTCCAGATGCAAGTTATTTAGTCAATGCTGGCGGAACTTCCTCATTAACTTGGGTTTCAGTAAATACAAATAGTGTTGTTGAATATTCCATTGATGCTGCTGCGTTTACTGGCTCTACTACTGTAATAAATGTATTATCTTCTGTAGTCATTCCAGCTGGTGGTTCTGCAAATAGTCAAGGAGTTGCTGGAATACCCTCTGCAACTGATTCAAAAAAGAACTTTATTGTTCAAAATTATGACTCTACAAATTCTGAAGTATATATTATATCTGTAAAAACAACAGAAACAGGAAACGTGCGCGCAAAAGCTGCGGTTACAGCTCAGTGGAGGGAAATATATTAATGCAACAAAATTCATTTGGCACTTATGGCAAGCATTGCGTAGTTGATTTCTGGGGTTGCGACTCTGATCGCATAGATAATCTACCTTTCATGAAATCACTATGCTTGCTTGCCGCAAATGCAACTGGGGCCACAGTTGTTGACGTAATACATAAAGATTTTGAGCCTCAGGGGCTAACTGTACTAGTGCTACTTGAAGAATCTCATCTTTCTATACACACTTATCCAGAATTTGGGTTTGTTGCATTTGATTGCTATACATGCTCTAATCTATGCTTTCCTGAAGAAGCTGTAGAAATATTCAAAAATATTTTAAAGCCTACTAAATCAGTAGAGAAGTTTATAGAGCGGGGCCTCTTACAGTAGTTATATTGACAGAACTACTATTATATAGTATAATTATTATATATAATAAACTAGGAGGATATGAGTGAATGTCTTACGTCTCTGTGCATAATCATACCCACTTCTCAAATCTTCGCTTACTAGATTGCATCATAAAGCCGAGCGATTTAATAGATAGAGCACATGAATTGGGACTTTCTGGTCTAGCAATAACAGACCATGAGTCCCTAAGCGCTCATGTAGAAGCTATTCAATACTATAAAAAGAAATATAAAGATTCTGAAATGAAACTAATACTTGGAAATGAGATCTATCTTACTGATGATAGAAGTATGGGTGGAAAATATCCTCACTTTCTACTCATGGCTAAAAATGCTGAGGGCCATCGCGCACTGAGGGAGTTTAGTAGCATAGCTTGGTCTCATTCTTATTATGATAGAGGGCTTGAGCGCGTCCCTGTAACAAAGCAAGAGTTGTTAGATATAACAAATAAGTACAAAGGAACACTGATTGCCACAACTGCTTGTATTGGTGGCGAACTCTCACAGTATATCTTAAAATTACATGCAGCAGAAGGAGCGGGAGATGAGCAGCAAACCACTTTCTATAAGCAGCAGATATATTTATTTATTGATTTTTTACAGCAGTGTTTTGGGCAAGACTTATTATTAGAAATAGCCCCAAATGATTCGGAAGAACAGAGAATAGTTAATTGTAGAATGAAATCTATTGCCAGTTTTTTCCAAATTCCTCTAATTTTTGCAACGGATTCACACTACCTCAATAAAGAAGATAGATACATCCATAAGGCTTTCTTAAATTCGAAGCACGGTGAGCGAGAAGTTGATGACTTTTATTCTACAGCGTACATGATGTCAGAAGAAGAAGTGTGGGAATATTTAAAACATGACTTTTCTAAAGAAGAATTTAATGCCATGATTGAAAATTCTAAAACTATATTGCACAAAGTCGAATTTTACGACTTATTCAATCCTCAAATTATTCCAACGATCAAATTACCACAAATAAACTTAGATATTACATTCCAAAAAGATAAATATATATATCTAGATAAGATGCTAGATGATGATAATATACAAAATAATGTATGGATTAAAACTTGTTTAAATAAATTAGCAGAAAAACAACTATTTAACGATACTTATTTAAATAGATTGAATGATGAAGCTAGAGAGTTGTATGAAATATCTGAGAACCTTAGCATCACAATGACTTCATATTACAATACGATGGCCAAAATTATTGATATCGTATGGAACGAAGGCGACAGTCTAGTAGGTGTTGCGCGAGGAAGTGCCACTGGCTTCTTAAGTTGCTATCTGCTAGGCATCACTCAGCTTGATCCTATTAAATGGAACTTGCCGCACTGGCGCCATCTCACAAGTACGCGCCCAGAATTCCCAGATATTGACTTTGATACTCAGGCGCTACGTCGAGATAGAATATTACAAGCTATCAAGGCTTATTTTGGCGATAAGAACGTGCTAAATATCTGTACATTTGGTACAGAAGGCCCCAAATCAGCCATCCTAACTGCGTGTAGAGGGCTAGGCATAGACAACGATATTGGTTTATATCTAACAGGCATGATACCTCAAGAGCGTGGCTTTACATGGCCACTGAGCGATTGTTTATATGGTAATGCTGAAAAGGATAGACGCCCAATAGAACCGCTTAAAATTGAAATTGCGAAGCATGAAGGCCTAGAAGAAATGATATTGAAGATCGAGGGACTTGTGAATAAGCGTTCTATTCATGCGGCTGGTGTGTATATCTTTAATAATGGTTTTGTAGAGCGTAATGCTCTAATGAAGGCACCCAATGGACAACCTACTACTCAATGGGATATGGATGATAGCGATTACATGGGCTGTTTAAAGTATGATTTGCTTACTATAGAAGCCTTGGATAAACTGAGGGTTGCATTAGACTTGCTAATAGATGACGGCTTAATCGAGGCTCAGAGCTCTCTAAAAGAGACATACGATAAGTATCTGCACCCAGATGTTTTAGACTATTCGAATCAGATGTGGCAGGCTGCCTCAGATGGAGAAGTCATAAGTCTATTTCAGTTTGATACTTTAGTGGGCGGCCAAGCGATCAAAAAAGTTCAGCCACAATCACTTGAGGACGCAGCATCAGCAAATAGCTTAATGAGATTGATGCCACTCGAAGATGGCACAGTATTGGTTGATAAATATGTGCAGTTTAAAAATAATATTGAACTTTGGTATCGAGAATTAGATAGAAATAATATTCGCCCAGACGAAGTTAAACTGCTTGAACCTCACTATCTACCTGTATATGGTGTGCCCAATACTCAAGAAGATATGATGGAATTACTCATGAATCCAGAGCTAATTGGATTCTCACTTGAAGAAGCGAACTATGCAA